TGACGTTGAAAATGCGCTAAATTTAAATACGCAATATCTAATAACGGTGGTTTACTTGTCATCGTATCTGTCTTTCCTGCATACACAGTCACCAAAGGTACTTCACCTAGCGAAAACTCTCCTCCACTAACTAATTCATAATCATTTTCATTCTCTGGAGAATCAAAATTACCTGCATAAGCAGTCCCTTCAACATCAATTAAGTCTTTTTTCGCCTCTTTTTTACGATAAATACGATATTCACCTGGTTCAATCACCCTAACTTGATCAAAT